TATATTGGAAGTGGTATTCCTTCTTTTTCTATAGATGCAAGATTACATAAATCAGTTTCCCTTTGATTATGGTAAAAAGTACCAAGATCCATAGCCCGTTCAGACTCAGATTTCCATAAGTCCTGTATTACTTCAGGTGTTAATCCAAACCATTTAGACTTTGAATTTTTTGCACATTTTTTTGCTACACCTAAAGAATCAAATGGTTCTTTAAAATGTGATACTAAACTAGTAACACTAACCCAAGATATATTTTCAGATGTATCTATACTTGTGTAACTATGATCTGATGCTTTAAATACTATACTCATAATTATGCATTTTCTATAATTGTATCAGCTAAAGTAATTGATGCATCATCATTTGATGTCAACATACTTTTAATATTATTAATTTCTTCTTGAGTAAACTTACCTTTTATACCAAATATTTGTAATCTTAAAAGTTTATTATCTAATTCAAGTTTATCCATTCTTTCTTCTAAAATAGATGTAGGTGATCTATAAACATTTTTATGGTCTTTTGTTATCTGACTCCATAAACCATCTACTGTTGAGCCGGGGATAGTATTAATAGTTTTTGTAGGATCAGCTACAAATACTCCTTGACTAGACAATTGTTTCCATTGTTCTATAAACTCTGATGCATTAAGATCATTTGGTAATGCTGTTGTATCTATATACATAAGATTAATCTATAAGGTTATTTAATTTATTTTCATCCTTTTCTGTAATAACTGCTTTCCATTTATGTGCTGGGCAGTCTGATGATAAAGCTCTTACTTTAAAACTAAGTGAACATCCACATAATGAACAACAAGGTTGAGTACCTGACATTACACATTTACTACCTTCTATATCTTTTTTAGGACATGCATGGCATATTACCAATCTTTGTTCTGCAATTTCTTCTACAAATTTATCCCGGATAATTGTATTCTTAATTCCTTCAAGAATCTGCTTTCTATTCTTCCAGATTGCTGTTAGTTTTCCTTCCATTTTTTTCAATTAAAAAGATTTGTTTTTTACTTTTATCCTCTTGTAATTTAAGTTTAACTGCATTAAGTTCTTCTAATCTTGTAGTTAATCTTATTTTATTATGATAACTAGAGAATGAATAGTTATCTGCTTTTGCAATTATTCTTTCATATTTAAGTATTAAGTTATCTACTGTTTTAGATTTAACAATAAACTGACCTAATCCATCAATATATATTTTAGTATAATTTAATGCTGACATCTCACTTCTTACTTCTTTATAATAAAAAGTTATGAGGTTGTCTATTAAAGTCTCATTTAAGTTAGTCTCTTCAGCTAGTTGTTTATATAATAGTTTTGGTTTCTTTGGAATCATCTACCTAAAAACTTATAATCTAATAATATATCACCATCTACTTGAATCTTTAAATCTGGGTTTATCATAATAACTTTTTTGTTGTCTGTATCTTTTACAACTAAGTTATTTTTTTCAGCTTTATTTACTGCATTTCTTACAGTCTGTGCAGATTTAAATATCTGGTCTTCTTCTGAAGAGGCATCATAACAAAAATGAGTCAATTCAATTGGTCCTATAGTACTAAGCAAAGTCAAACAATTAAGATCAGAATCACTCACTGTTATATTGTTTATATAGCAATGAGTGACTATCTGAAATTTAATTACATCCCACTTAGTCATTATAGCACGTTTTTGTACTTGATTAACTAATGCCATTGTGTGTTATGATTTTTTTAATTTTCTTTCTGTAGGAAGTTCTTCTTCTTCCATCTTATATCTTTCTCCAGTTTCTTTATGCTCTTGATCTTGTTGAGCCATCATTGCATATTGCATTTGAATACTAGTTCTTTTAAATCTAGATTCATCAATTTCAGCAAGTAGTTTTTCATACTTAGCTTGTGCTTCTAAATAAGGTAGAGATTCAGTATAGAACTGTAACATCTCTTCTTTTTTTTGCATTAACTCTTCTACAGTTAATTCAGTGTCTTGTTGGTTTTCCATTGTTATACTTTTAAAGTTTACACAAATATATAATAATAAGTTTAAACTTCAAACATTTAAATGCAAAAAACCCAGATACTTAAGATACCTGGGTTAATGTAATACTTTTAATAATATTATTATTTTTTTTCTTTTTTAGTTACTTTAGGCATTGCTTCAGGTACACGTGATGTATTAGTATTAATCCAATTACCTTTAGCAGCATTACTTAATGTAAACTTTGCTGTATCTAATTCTCCTACTTTAAGTGTGTGAAGTCCTTTAAAATTTTTCATGGTTATCTATTTTTAATTGTGAAGTTTAATATTGTTAACATGTAAAACTCTCTAGATATATCTGCTTCTAAAGTAAATACATCTATAGCTCCTAATCTACATCTAATGGCAAATTTATCCCATTGTTTATTTCTTGATTTCCAACTATTTCTTACTTTCATTAGTTCCCAATTTCAAAATGCATCCAATCATAATTTTTTTCTCTACCTAAAGATACAAATCCATGTTTGTAAAAAATATCAATCATTTCTTTATATTCAGGTCTAGCAAATCTAGCTGTTCTTGATGTTTCTTTAAGAGTATTTCTAGCAGGATCTAAATCAATTGCAATACCCCAAGCGTGCTTAGACCAGGCAGAACCACCCCTCATCTTTCTATAGTTAAAGCATCCACCAAATAAATCAATACCTAATTCTTTGATTTTTGCATAACCATAGTGAGCAAAAAGATCTTTAAATACTGCGGCAAAATTATCTGCTACATCTTTATGGCATCTAATTCTAGATACTGTAGAATCTATATCCCAAGCAATACGCATAGGATAAGGTAAGTTTAAAGTAACAAGGTATCCTGCACCTGTTTCATTAGGAGTACCATACTTTTTAATTGCTTGTTGTGTAGTTAACATAGTTATATTTTAAATATTCTCCACAATATGAATAGTCCAGCAAGTAAAACCAAAGACACTAAACTTATAGCTACCCACATCCAAGGTTTATTTTCTTGACGTTCAATTACTCTAATAGTCTTTTGGTTCTGTCCATTCATCTTTGTAGCTGCCTTAAGTTGTTTATTTAAGTTATCATTTTGCAGTTTCATCATCTTCTCAAGATGTTTGAAATGTGACTCTAAAGCAAGTCTTTCCTGACGGGTCATTCCAGCAGAAATAACATTATTAATATTACTTATAGTGCTATCTTTTTTTAAGATTTCTTTATAAGTATTTGTAATAGTATCAAATATAGTTTCTTTAGTATAGTTATATTGCCATATTGTATCAGGAGTAATAACTGCACCTTTTCTTTTAGCTATATCAATATGTTTTTGAGCTTTTGATAGATGATGTTCAACTGAACAAGATGTAATTATACATAAAAGAATATATAATCCAATTGTCCATCCTATAATTATTGTTATTAAATGTTGCCAATTAATTTTCATGGTTGTAAATTATCTTTTACTTTTTTTATATTTCTTAAGTTATTATAAAGTTTACCTATAAATGAATACCCTTTTACTTTTTCAAATGATTCATCCATTGACTTTATTTCAATAACTATAAGTCCTAAAGATACAAGTTTTGTTGATATAAATTCAATATCAATAAAAAGTTTAGTAAGTTCATTTACAATATAAAAATCAGCTACAAATAAAAGAAGTATTATTCCAACATATGATTTTACTTTTGGAATTAAACCATGACGGCATTTTTTAGAATTACAAACTTCACCAAGTGATTTAGCTTTCCAAATACCAAATCCAGTATCAACTAAAGTGGCTAAACCAACTAAAAAAACCATTACATATATTGGTGCAAAAAATACTATTACTGGTAAAATAAGTGATCCATAAATTTTAATTAAAGTTGCTTTCATTGTATGTTAATTATAAAAAATACGTATATATGCTTAATATACAAAAATATTATCTATTTAGTTATAAATACTTTTATTAATTTACAAATACTCCTGATGATGGTCTAACATCTGTTGGAAGTAATGCCCAATTAGATGTGTTACTAAATACTCCTCTGTAACTGTAAATTTTTTTACCTAAT